CGTGCAGCAGGCTGACTACCAAGCCCTGGGGCAATCCTGATGCCTTGGCAGTGTCGATCGCCTTGGCGATGGCGCTGTCCAGCTCACTGACTGATTGGTTGATCGCCGGGCTTAGCGGCAGCGCGTGATGCAGGCGGGTTATGTTGGTCATGAATACTCCAGTGTCGCGACACAATGTGCACTCTCGCGAAACGTGTCGCGACCTACTTGCTCAGACTGCGCTTAATCTGCGCGTCTACCTGATCTGCACAGGTGTCGAGCAGGTTGATGGCTTGATTCTTCAGCTCCCACAGCTGGCCGTTGTCAGCGAGGTCTTCATCAGCTACCCGCTCGCATGGCACTAGCTCAGGGGGCTCGACTCTTACCGCCGTTGTCTTTGTTACCACTTGCGGCTTTACCGCGCAGGCCGTCAGGCAGAAGCTGAGCAGCCCAGTCACGAACAGCCGGGCTGTTGCGCTTGAGGTCTTCAAAGTTCTTCTCCGCCTTTCTGGCTTTGGCCTGACTGGCCTGTAACCGCTTGTTCAGGTCTTTCTGGTAATCGGCGTTGCGTTGGGCTTCGGCGCGCAGCGTGGTGATCGTGGCCCGGCTCTCGAGGTTGGCGTCGACCGCCTTCTTCTTCTCGCTGGCTTCGAATGCCACCTCCCCGCGAAGGGCGACGACTCGCGACTGCTGAATCCCAATGAGGAGTAGTCCGACCAAGGCAATGATGATTGCAGCGGCGAAGGCCTTCATGCGGCATCCGCCTTGCGACCGAGGAAGCGGGTTACCAGCTCGCGAATGGCTGTCACGCCGAGGAACCCAATAGTCCCTCCGGCAGCAACCGATAAACTGGAAGGCCAGGCCATCCACTCGATAATGCTGGACGCGACCAAGCTCAGCGATCCGCAGATCAGCGCCTCGAAAACGATACGGCGCTTACTGGTTTCCTTCGCGTCGTACATGACTCGAAGTAGCGATACGGTGATGGACATGATCACGCCCTGCCAGAGCGGATTGCTCAACGCCAGCCAGATCTTGGCCCATGTGTCTGGCTTGTCAGGCATGTTTGGCATCCGGGTTGCCTCCCCCTTGGGGAGATTGATAAATCCGGCGTCCGCTGCACTCCCAGCTCGGGGCAATGGGTGTGGGGAGCCGAAAACGAAAAAGCCCCTGCGAATGCAGAGGCCCTGAATAGGTGCTGATTTCTCGTAAAAATGAGCCAAATCAGCCCATTAGGAATTGTCAGACAATTTTTTGAATCTTTCTCAATACCAAATATCACTTATTCATGGAACAGGACGGAGCAGTACTCGTGAGCAATGTTGATATTTACGTAATTGAGTACAGAATCTACGGAGAGCCAAGGTCCTTCATCATCCGCTCGAAGCTGATGAATAATGCGGAGGCTTGGCAATGGGCGAGCTGTGACGCTGGCATCGCTCCAATACCGAAACCAGGGCGCCCCCCCTTGAAACGCTTTACGAAGCCGATGGCGGAAAAGTTCGGTATCACCGATGTGAAGTGGCGAGAGACATCCGCGGTTACTTGGGAGGAGGTGTGAACAAATGGCTAAACGTACAGCCGCCCCTACTGACATTAAGGTTTGGGACGCCCAGATCGCCGCCAACACCGAGCAATTTCGCCAGGCCGATCTTTTGGATGACGCCGCTTATAAAATTATTGAAGACGATCAGAGTTGCCCTGATACATGGGATCGGTTCGCCGAGGCTAAAGCTCGCGCGGATACCCAACGCACGAAAGCATACTGCGAATGGATGCAAATTAAGCGCGAAATGAATAAATAATTGCGCGTCTTTCCGCGCTGTCCGCCAAAGACCATCCCAGCGTCGACGCCCCGGTGCATCGATCTCGCTGTTCCAGTCTCGCGCCACCCTGTAAGCATTGGTGTGCAGGGTGCACGGGCTGCCGGTGTTGATTCCGTACGTCGCACTATCCGGCTATCGACGTCCAGGCCTTCCCGAAGGCTGTCCTGGCTGCAGGTAAAATCGAGGCAATAAAAAACCCGCACTAGGCGGGTTTAAAAACACCCCGCACTAGGCAGGGCTTGGTGAGCCGTTAGGCTCGAATCAGACCGGCAATGATGAGGCTGGAGACGAGACCGGCACCGATGTTTTGAATCGTGTTCAGAAACGCCAAATCGGTTTTTTTCACCATCTCGTTATCCTCCTTCGTAGTCGAGGCCGCTACGGTCGGCTCTTGCACCTTGAGATACATCAGGTTTACAGCTACCAACGCTAGAAAACCCACGGTGCCCGCTACGACTCCAGCCACAACAAGTGATGCCGCTGCTCCAGGGAGAAGGTTCGTCACTCCTCGATACGCGCAGGAATGACAGGATGGGTGAATAATGCGACATGGCGACATGACATTGCAAGCCCTTTTGAGGGACTATTTCATGCCGCCTCACTTTCCAGCACCCCGACCGCTTCGAGCATGTGTTGCGCCTCGACCAGAGCCTCGTTCACGAGCGACTCCAAACCCTCTTTGATGGCCTTGTTCCAGCGCTGGTAGGTGCGCTCGGTGAGCCCCTGAGAATCCCAATTCGTCATGTCATAGTTCGAATCGGCGAGCACGATCATCTTGCCGGGCTTTTCCTCTACGACGGCGCGCGCATGCTTGTTGGCCCGGGCAACGTCAGCATCAGCCGCCGCGTTGCGCCAGTCCCACTGCCCTTTCTCTTTGTTCTCCCGGTGCTTCGGCGCCTTGATCTGGATTACTGCTCGCTGAATACCCTTCACTTGTTGCGGCACCGCCCACACCAAGACAGCCTGCTGAGTGAATCGCTGCGGTGCCGGGGTCTTCACCACGGCGACCAGCCGGCCGATGGAATCGATCTTGCGGCCACGGTGCGTGCTGTACTTGGCGACGAGGGCGTTCCAGTGCCTCGGGGAAAGCTGGGCGTGCAGGAGCTTGTGCACGATGCAGTCAGCCAACAGCGCGGCATCCTTCCCGGATATCTCGCCCTTGAGCTTGCTGGCCTGCACCCGGGGCTCGACGTTGCATCCGCCGGAACTGTTGATCGTCTCGGCTGCCAAGGCCCGGACTACTGCGGAAATCACGTTGTGGTAGTTCATGCTGCAGCCCTCTTCAGTTCTCGGGTCTTGGCCCGGTATTCGGCCTTGATGGTTTTGATTTCTTCGACGGTGTATTTGCGGGGCTCATGAGGACCTTCAAGCCATTCAACTTTTTCGGCGCCGATTTCCTGTAGGAGTGAGATTCTGTAGTTCACCAAGTTGCCCGACAGGTGCGTATTGCACGGCGCACACTGCTTCCACACATTGAGCGGCTCAAACCGCAGTTCAGGGTTCGCTCCTACGGATCGGTAATGCCCTGCGTGATATTGGCCTTCGTGGTGGCGACCACAGCTCACGCAGGGGCGATGGGCATCACGCAGGCGGATGTACTCGTTGAACGCTTGCTGAGCCTCGCGCAGGTGGTCAGCCCTGGTCTTCAGCTTTTCCTTGCGCACCTGGATCTCGCGGCGCCCAACCTGGGCCAACGCCTTGCCAGCCTTCGCCTGATTGACCTCCTTTATCGCGAGACCGCACTTGTAGCCACATACCGCCTGCCCGAGTCGCTGCGGGACGAATGAGTCCCCGCACGCTGGGTTCTTGCACTTCTTCGGCTTGGGCGCCTTCGATTCCTTGATGGCTACGCGCATCAGTAGCGCCCTCCCCACTTGTCCTGCTCAGTCCACCGCACCCCATGCTCGGCGCCGAAGGCATGCATCAGCTCGAACAGATCGCTGAACCACTTCTGCGACTGCTTGCGGGTCGATACGGCCATCACGACGAAGCCACCGTCGAGGCCGGGCTCCGCGCGCTGCTTCTCCAGCGAGGCACTGAAAAGGCACTTCCAGTCCTCGCTGGTCAGCTTCTTACCATGCCAGACCACTTGCTCGGATACGTCCTTGAGCATTGCCCACATCTTGCGGTTGCAGACGTCCGGTCGTTTCTCCTCCTTGATGACAACGATCTTGGGTTTGGTGAAGTCGGTGGCGTGCAGGACGCCCATCAGACGGCTGATGTCCCGCTGGCTGCGGATTGCGAACTCGGTCATGGCTGCACCGCCTTGGCCATGGCCTGATAGTCGGCTTCCTTCTCCGGCGAGTAGAAGCCAGTCCCGACCACCTCTTCGTGCAGCTTGCGCATACCCCCGAGAGCACACTCCAGCATGCGGGCGTGGCTAACGCCGTTGTTCGGCCTGCCAAGCCCTTTCTGGTCGTAGTAGCCCGGGCAGCCGAGAGCGTGATCACTGCGAATAGCCATGCTCATGAGCAGACCATCGGACGGTGCGACGGACACAAGGACCTTTCCTTCACGCTCTTTGCGCAGCGCTTCGTTCTCGGCCAGCAGCTCCAGCGCCACCTCCTCCACTGTCTTCTCTCCGAGAAATTCACCTAGCGCCTCTGCGTTCTGCTTCCACTCCCCACAGTCAGCCTTCCAGGAAGCGACTTCACTCCACAGCAGTTTCTGGAGTTTTTGTTTGTCGATGGTCATGTCCGTTGCTCCGTGTTCTTCCTGCCGAACTTGGCCAGCA